GCCGACAGGCGACGCGGACAAAGCCCTGAGCTATGTGTCGAAGGGCTCTCGCGACCTGATGTTCATGCTTGAGCACTGGAAGCGCTCGCAGAAGAAGAAGGTTCCGTTTTTGTTCCAGGAGTTCACGCCTGGGATCGAGATGGCTGTGGGCGGATGGGTGGGTCGCAATGGGTTTTTGGGGCACTTCCTCGAAAACTTCGAGTTCAAGAAGCTGATGCCTGGGGAGATCGGCGTTAATACCGGGGAAATGGGCACTGCCATGCGGTATTGTATCGCTGAAGAGTCCAAGCTGGCCCGTGAAATCCTCCTGCCGCTTGAGGCCGAGCTGATCCGCCAGCGGTATACTGGGTTCATCGACGTCAGTGTGATTGTGGATGAGCATGGTCAGCCTTGGCCGTTGGAGTTCACCTCCCGCATGGGCTGGCCGCTGTTCCAAATCCAGCAGGTACTGCACCGTGATCCTGTGCAGTGGATGGCGGATGCGCTTGAGGGCCGCGATACGTTTGACCCCTTCCCTGATGTCGCGCTGGGGATCGTTGTGGCAATGCCTGACTTCCCTTACAGCCACCTCACGCGGAAGGAATGCTGCGGGTTTCCACTGTGGGGCGTGACGGAGAAGAACCGTTACTGGCTGCATCCCTGTGAAATGCAGGCGGGCACCGCGCCGGAACTTGTTGGTGGGAAGCTGGTCGAGCAGCCAATGCTGGTCACTGCAGGGGACTATGTCTGTGTTGTGACAGGCGCGGAGCCTACGGTCAGCGAGGCAAAGGACTCCGCTTACGCCCATTTGAAGGAGTTTGAACTCCCCAACAGCCCGATTTATCGGAATGACATCGGCTGTAGGCTGGAAGAGCAGCTTCCTGAACTGCAGGAAATGGGCTACGCTACGGCTTGGGAATGGTAATCCATTGGGATTACTAATTAGTAATCCTCACGAATAACCCAAAAACCTCTTATGGCAGCCAACCTCCCCCCAGTCCCTCCCCGCATCGGAGAAAACTTCGATGGCGGAGTACTGGAGCGTTGGCTGAAGGCCCTCCGAAACCGAGTGTCTGAGTCTTTGGTGGGGTTCGCTGTACAAACTGCTAACGGCTTTGCCGGAAGCATTGCGAACCCCACCGCCACTTCAACCCAGCTCACGTTGTCCGTCAGCGTTAGTGGTATGCTGAAAGGGCAGTCTGGAGCGTTGACCTCCGCTGTGAAGGGCACTGACTACCTCCCTCCAATGTCCTGGCAGCAGCAACTCTTCACTGGCACTCAGTCTGCTGCTGCCAACACAGTCACGCTTGTCCCCTTCGACACCATCGGCACCAGCGTGACTGTCCCTGTGTCCGGGGTGTACAACATCCAGTTCAGTGTTCAGGCTGCAAATTCCTCTGCCGCTGACGACAACATCACCCTTTGGGTCAGGGTCAACGGTGCGGACCTGCCCAACAGCGCAGGAATTGTGTCCGTCCCGGCAAAACACGGCAGTATCGACGGGGCCGCATTGTTCTCCTGGAACCTTTTCCGTACAATGGCCGCAGGTGATACTCTGTCCCTGGCATGGACGACAGACAACGGCTCCAGCCGCTTGCTCACCTACCCCGCCGGAACGTCCCCTGCACACCCTGCCAGTCCCGCTGTCATCTTCACCCTCAACCAAATCGCAGTCTAACCATCATGGGCATCGCTGACTATTTCAAACGGGGGGAGTGGAATTTCCACTGCGACCTGTGTGGGCGGAAGCGGAAGTCCGGCGATGGCGTGAAGACTTGGAATGGGCTGTGGGCTTGTCGTGAGCACAAAGAGCAGCGGAATCCGCAAGACTTTGTCCGTGGGGTGAAGGACGATCAGAGTGTGCCCTGGAGCAGGCCTGAAGCAGCAGATCAGTTTGTGCCGCTGGGCTGGACTCGACAGTTGGATGACACGCTGTACTTGTCTGAGACTGTGTCCAGTCAGCAGAGCCTTGTGGTGCCACGCAACGCTGTGCCAGAACCTTTTGCCCCCATCAACAGCTTTGTGCTGGGGGGCTCTCCTTCCACTTTGGGCTGGTCTACACCTTCCAACAGTGAAACTCTGGCAGTGTCTGAGGTCGTGAACGGCCAAGGCCAACTTTCCCCAGCAGACGCTGCTGCCCTGGCTGAAGTCGTCGCTTTCCAGATCCTCAACTCAACGCAGCTTAATGGCCGCGCACTCAATGGAGCAGTCCTCAATGGATGACCAAATTACACTGAAAGGCCGTTTGCGCCTGGAACTTCGCGGTGCAGATGGCTTGCCTAAAGCAACCCAAGACATCCCAAATCTGATTGTGCTGGCAGGGAAAAGTCTGGTTTCCCAGAGGCTTTGCAACGGTACGCTGGGGCCAATCACGCACATGGCCATTGGGAGCAATGCCGGTGCCGAAGGTGCTGGCCAAACAACTCTGCTCACCCAGACTGCCATTGTCGCACTGACAAGCGCCACCCCTACCAGCAATCAAGCGACCTTTGTAGGTGTGTTTGGGGCTGGCGTCGGCACAGGCACCATCGCTGAAGCCGGTCTGTTCACTGCTATCAGTGCTGGCACCATGCTTTCGCGTACTACGAGTGTGAGCCTGACCAAAGGCTCCACAGACACCTTGACTGTGACTTGGATTGTGACGGTGAACTGACATGGCAAACAAACATCTCTTCGCAAACAACGCCACCACCACTGTGGCAAGTCTCAGTGGCACCACTGGCACGACACTGGCTGTGACGAGCAGTGCCGGGTTCCCTGCGCCTGGAGCCTCGCAGGACTTCCTGTGCACGCTGCAGCGCCAAAGCGACAACGCCATTGAGGTTGTGGCTGTGACAGCGGTGGCGGGTACGAACTGGACAGTTCAGCGAGCACAGGAAGGGACTGTGGGGCTGGTGTTTGTGGTGGGGGATCGGGTTGAGCTGCGTGTGACGGCAGGCGGTCTGGGGGATATGGTGCAGGTGGCTGGGGGGACGATGACCGGACCGCTGGGGCTGCCCGGCAACGCAGTGAACCCGCTTGAGGCGGTGCCGAAGCAGCAACTTGATTCTGCGCTCACGATTTATCGGCGCTTTGGATCTTCTGGAGTCAAGACACCAACGACAGCAACCAACTTGGTGACGGGAATCCCCACATGGGCAAAGCGTGTGACTGTTGTGCTGAATGGCATGAGTACCAACGGCTCATCTGGCTTTGCTCTCACCCTTGGCACCTCATCTGGGCTTGAGACAACCGGCTACACGGCCATGTCAACGTCTGTGTCTGGTGGCGGCGCGGTCACGCCCACGTCTTCGACTTCTGCGTTTGTTTCCGACAATGGCAGCGCGGCTGGCACATCGTTTGGCAAGGTCGAATTCTTCTTGAATAGCGCCAACGCTTGGGTCTGCTCTGGACATCTCCACCGAATCACGACAAGTTCTTTCTCCTTGCTCGGTGGCTCCAAGACCCTTGCCGGTGCGCTTGATCGCATTCAGTTCTCGGCTGTAAACGGCACCGATGTCTTCGACGCTGGCAGCTACGAAGTGATCTGGGAGGGCTGACCATGATCGGCCTCCTACTCCACACCTTCCACACCTCGCCCGTGCCTTGCGACGACACGGCGGGCGTGTACCTGCTTGCTGATGGCTACACGGCGGGCCTGTTCAAGAACAGCGAGTGCCGCCCCGGTGCTTGGGCAGGCTGGGCACCTGAAACCAACGTGCTCACGCTCGGACCAGTCCGCGCAAAAGCCGGTGTGACAGTAGGAGCCATTGCTGGCTACAAATCCCGCCCAATCCTCCCTCTTCTGCTTCCCTCTATCGCAATCAGCCTCGACTCGCAATCATGGCTGCGTGCGACGTTTCTCCCCAAGTTCAAGACAGGCGCGGGAGGTGTGGCGCTTTCAGTTGAATTCACCTTCTAGTGGGGAGCAGTAGAATGGAAGACAAAGTATTGCATGTGTCAGGAGCCGCCAGCGCTCTTTTCAAATCAGCCCCGCCCTTAATTGTGTCGGGGCTTGGCTTTATGGGGGTGCCACTGCAGGAATGGCTGTACGCAGTGTCACTGGTGTGGATTCTCTGGCAATTGGGCTGGAGCATCTGGGATCGGTTTGGCAAGCCCAAGCCACAGCCACAGACGCGGAAGCGAGGCACGCGATGACAGAACTTCATGAAATGAGCACCCGGCAATTGCTGGGGGATGAGGGCAAACGCAGCTGCGTGTACAACGACAGCCTGGGCTTTGCGACGATCGGCGTGGGCAGGCTGGTGGACAAGCGGAAGCCGGGTGCTGGTCTGCGTGATGTGGAGATTGTCTTCATGCTGCAGAACGACGTGAACGACCGGGTGGACGCGCTGCAAAAAGCCTTTCCCTGGTTCGCTGAGCTGAACACCGCGCGCCAAGGTGTGCTGGTGAACATGAGCTTTCAGCTGGGCATGCAAGGGCTGTTGGGGTTCAAGAACACCCTGCGCATGATTGCCAGCAAGGACTTCGAGGGGGCTGCGACAGGCATGATGAAGAGTGTCTGGGCCACACAGACCCCACAGCGTGCGCAGAGGCTGGCCCAGCAGATGCTGACCGGGGAATGGGTCTTTGAGGCAGGGGTTTGACCATGGCAGATCTTACTGGATTGGGCAGCATTGCCGACTTGGCTGGGACAGTCATCAACAAGATTTGGCCTGACAAAACCGAGCAGGAGAAGCAGCAGCTGGCCCTTGTGGTGCAGATGGTGCAAGGGCAACTGGATGCAAACAAGGTCGAGGCCGCGAGCCCGAGCGTGTTTGTCAGTGGCTGGAGGCCGTTTGTTGGCTGGGTGTGTGGGAGTGGGTTGGCAGTGAACTTCCTCATCGCACCGCTTGCGGAGTGGGCTTGCAACTTGCTGGGGCATCCCGCGAAATTCCCCCACCTGGACTTGTCGGAACTGATGCCACTGCTGTTGGGGATGCTCGGGATGGGCACGCTGCGGACGTATGAGAAGGTGACGGGCGTGGCCAATCGGTGATAGAGGTGTGCAGCGTGTGAGACACGCAAAAAATAACCCCCAAGGATTACAAAATAGTAATCCTTGGGGGTTTCGCTTTTTAGGGGCTCAGTATGCGAG